TTAAATTCGGCATCTGATGAACCATTCCAATATGAGCTAGATGTTCCTTTAAATAAAATATCAGCAACATGTGTTGTATCTCTAAAAGCAGAATCATGTGTTGCATTAGAACCTGAAGGTAATTGCAGTGAAACTTTTAAAGGAAAAGACATATCTGGGTGGTCTAATTCAATAGTGTATTCTCTTCCGTAGTTAGTTAAAATAACATTAACAAAAAATTCTTCTATTTTAGCTGGACTTGTATTTGTGTCAGCAGTAACTGTTACAGAATTATTTGCAAGAAAAGTGTAATCAGCAATGTTAACCATTCTAAAATCTGATATAGGATTTGTAGATGTTAAGTAACTAGAACCGCTTGCTATGGTGACAGCTTTTGCATTCCCTGCTGTGTCCCAAACTTTAACACCACCATTGTAAAAAGCTACTAAGTATTGATTTGTTTTATCTCTTTGAATGCTCCAAAATTTTGTAGTGTTAGGATATGCGTTAGTAGCATCTAAAGTTGCAAGGTATTCAAATGGTGGTCTTTTAGACAATCCATCTACAATATTGTTTTGTAAATTTATCTGTTCTTCACCTTGATTAACACTTCTTTGTGTAGGTGTTTGTTGAGATATACCATTCAAAAAGTTTGGAATACTTTGTGAAACAACTGCACCCATTAGTAAGTCCTTCTAGTAGGTCTGTTAATTATTGAGTAAGTATTTGAATCACCTTCTAGCATGTTAACATCAGCTTCTTGACTATCTGCTTGATGAAAAGACATTAAAGCCTCATTCTCATCTGCTGTAAGTAACTCAACAATAGCTTTATCTCCAATAAATCTTGAAGCAAATCTTCTTGATGCTTTAGCTGTAATGTATTGTCTAGCATATTCTGGTAACTGTTCAAATTGTTGTACAAGAACCATGTCAACAGAAGGTGTAGTGCTAAAAATGTCTGTGTGTTTTTCTAAATCGTATAAATAACCATTTCTTAAAGTAATGTTAATGTGTCTAAAATCTTTACTAGCGTCAACTTTAACGCAGTTAGAGGGTAAGGGAATTTTATTATTTTGGTCGAGTGCCAAAGATGTGTAATTGGTTTGAGTGTTGAAATGCCATCCAATAGATTGAATAGACATGGAAGTTTCATCTAAAATATTTTTTGCTACAGATACGTCAACAGAAGTTGTGCCTGTTATAGAGTTTACAGGTGCTTCTCCAATGCCTGATAGCATTATGTTAACTGCTTGTAACTCGGTTGTTGGTGTAATTTGTGTAGTCATAATCTCCTAAATATTTTAAATGAAACTTATAGAAGAGGGGGACTTTAATCCCCCCCGTCTAATTGATACTAAAAGGCTTATGCCTCTTTGATACCTACTGCTGCTTCAGGTCTCAATACTCCGTGACCCATAGCATATTTAGCTACCATTAATGTACCTTGTCTTCTGATGTCGTATTCAGATTCGACAGCTAAGTCCATCAATTTAACAGTACCAGCTGCACTTGGATGAGATACCAAAGCAACGTAGTTTGTTAAGTTAACTGCTTGAGGGTCAGCAATAGTTGCTGACTTTCCTGAAGACGGTGTAGTGTCATCAGCTGCTGCAATGTTGCCATCAATAAAGTGAGCAGTTGGAATTAATTCAATTCCAGCTACTTTAACTACTTTACCTTCAGCAATCGAACCTTGACCTGAGAAGTCAACGTTAGTTACATTTGTACCGTTAGCAAGCTTGTAGTATTCTTCCAATCTAATGAAAGCTTTTCTACCTTCTTTTGGTACGTAGTTAGCGTCTAAAGCTTTAGCTGCATCAAATAAAGCATCAATAGTAGCATTAGCTGCTGTAGCAGCAGTTGCACTAGCGATACCAGTATTTGTTACAGTTGTACCAGCTCCGTAGCCTGAATCGCCTACGTTTGCTGATGCTTGAGATGCTTGGCCAATAGTTTGTAAGATATGCTTATCTTTTTGAAAAGCTAGTGCTCTACCGATTTCAGTAGAATATGCACTTCTTACATCCCAGTGGTTTTTAGCTTCTTCGATGTTCGATAAGAACACAGAAGATAATAGTAGGTCATTAATTGTAATAACCTTTTCGTTGTGGTTCACATCTGAGCCAGTTATTTCCGCTCCTGCTACGTGATATGCAGCGCCAACTCTACCCATTACAGGGAAAGTTGCTGATTTGCCAGAAGATATACTTCTAACCATTTCAGCGCCAGCAGTTACTGAAGCTCTGTCGAAAGAAGTAAGAACTTCTCCAGCAAAAACTTTCAGAAACAATGCATCTTCAGTACCAGTAGCGTTAACTAGACCCTGTGAAACAGGACTTGCGTTTGCCATATTGGTTTCCTTTGTTGTTATTGTTTATAAAAGCCTCTACATAACTTTCAGTTTTTACCTAGATTGTCGCCCTCGAGCGGTAAAGTTATTACACTTAATATTTATGTTTTGGCAGTTGCCCCTTAATAAAGGTGCACAACTATGTTGACCTGTGGGATTTCTCCCACAAGACAAATTTTTTATAGATTACTGTTTGCTAACTTAGCTTTAACAGAAGCTTGGTACGCCACATCTTTAGCATACTTAGGGTCAGCCATAGCTTCTGTAACTTGTGCCCAAGATTGATAACCTTGTTCACTTGTAGGTGAAGCTCTGCCTGCAACGTTTGTAGGCTCTGTTCCATTAGCTCTCTGATATTGACCTTGCAATGCTGTGACTGCTAATTTTACTGTGTCCATATCGGAACTGTTAACAGCTTTATTGTAAGCTGATTTTTCACCGTCAGTCATATTGCTTGATGCCCAGTCTACCATTTCTTGATACACTTCATCACCACCAACAGTAGCTTTAACTTCCACAGAAGCTTGCTCTGCAAGTGCTTGTTGGCCTGCGATGTAATTGTTAACGTAGTCTTTTGTAATACCTGCTTTTTCTAAAGCTTCGTAAGACTTAACATCTAGTTCACCTTTTTCAGAATATTCTTTTTGCAAAGATTCCATATTTAAACCAGCTTGTTCAACTGCTTTTTCGGCAACTTCTAAAGTGTTCGTAGGTTTTACTTCTAAGTTTTCTTTAGGTTGTTCTTTTAAAGAAGCTTCGTTAATAGGGTCAACTTCTTTTTGAGATTGTCCACCAAGTTTCTTTTCTAATTCCGCATAGGATTTGGCTAAGTCTTCAACTGAATTGAATTTCTCAGGCAAACCTTCAGGTTTACTTTGTGTTGACTGTGTCTCGTTTGTTTGTTCCACTGGCTTTTCAAGACCAGTATCTTCTGTTGTTATTTCTACTTTGTCTACCATTTATTATTGTCCTTGTTGTTGTTTCATCGCACCACTAACCGCAGGTGCTACAGCTTTTTCAGCCATTTGCATCATCTGCTGGTTTTGCATTTGCTCTTCTTGAGCCGCTTGTTCTTGCTGCATCTCTTCTTGAGTTTTAACAAGACCATCGGTATCAATACCAAGACCTGTTGCGATACGTTTTACTAAATCATCAGTGTTTAATGCCTGTGCAATCTGAGGATTTATCTGCGCTAAGTTTCCTATCTCAGCAACAAATTCTCTTAATTTTTGTAAGTCATTACCTCTACCTAAAGCTTCCACACCTGTAATAATTGTAGGTTCTACAGAGCCTTTTGGTAATGAAGGTATCTCTTTAGCTTGAGACATACGTTTCATTAAAATGGTAACTAAAGGTAATTGAAATTCTTGTGATAATAATGAATAGATACCACCCATTGCAGTTTCTAATTGCTGAGCCATGTATCTTATTTCTTGAGCTGTAACTCTTTCAGCATCTCTTTGAATAGCCGTGTTTAATAGAAATGCATAAGACATTCTTTCTTCAAGCTTGCCAATACTTCTTTCAACTACTTGTAAATCATATTGTTTTTGTGCTTGTAATACTGCTACGTCATCTGCACTACCAGTAATGATGTCACCATTTCTTGTGTTAGCTAAATCTTTTTTTCTAGTAACTGAATTTGGTTTAACCATAAATACAACTTTAGAAGATGCCGCTGCACTTTCAACAAGTGCTTGTGATAAACCTTCTAGTGATTTTAAATCTCCTAAAAATTCTTCCACATAACTTCTTCCATAACTTTCGTTGTCAACTCTTATCATTCTTAATGCTTGATATGGAAAGTTTTCTACTTTGTAATTACCAATAGATTCTGGAATTTTAATTCCTCTAACTTCTTGGCATGAATAGTATTCGTCTTTGTTTAATTTATAAACGTGTGTGTAAATATCAACGTCTTTGTCAGATTTGTAATCTGCATCAATTGCTAAAAGTTTTCTAACTTCTTCACTCAAGTTAACAGGTGTTACAGTTTCTTTAATTATAATTTCTATTACATCTCCAGATTCATCTCTTTTACATATGTAATTTGTAAGAGGGTAAACTCTCATTGAACCTTTTTTAGGAAGGTAGGTAAGAACATTACCAGCTACAATCAAATGTTTAAGTGCTTCAAACACAGAAACTCTTAAAGCTAGATGTTCAATTTTATTTGACACTGCTCTTTCAATAGTTGCTAGTGATTTTTCAATTTCTGATTTTAATTCTTTTTGTTCTTGTAAATCTTTTTTAGCATCTCCTGCTATAGATAGTCTGAAAAATGGTGAGTTAGGGGGGAGTAATAATAATAGCAGTTTGGAAGCTAGGTTGTTAACACCTCTTGCTCCTACTGACTGGAAGGGATTGTATAAATCTGTAGAGACATGAAAACCATCTGGTGGTAATAGTGATGGAATAGTAAGCTCACTACATTCTTGAGCTCTATCTAAAAAGTGTTCTCTATTTTCTTTTTGTGATTCGTAACGTTCTTTAGCGGTGTGTTGTAACAGCCTGCTGTTGTCATACATCATATTATGATATATTTAAACCAGAAGTTGTAGGTATATTTAAGCCAGAAGTAGTTTGTAAAGCTGAAGTCCCACGTCTTCTGGACTTAGTTTTTTTCTGCTGTTCGCTCTCCGTGTCCAATCCAGTTTTAACTGTAGGTGCTACAGATTCTCCTATTGGAGATGTTGGCACTGGTGCTGGCGCTTCTTTTACCTCAGGTACTTTTGGTGATGGTAAACACATTTATTTATTTTCCGCTCTTTCTTTTAAGGTTAAAATGAAATTAATTACATCTGCTTGCCCTGCTCTAAAGTACAAATCCTCAGGTTTCTCGTGTATTCTAGGAGATTTCTCTGGATATACTTCCGTTAATAACTTAATTAAATCATTAACATTAGCGGGTAAAACTAAATCGTCTAAATCATTCATAATTTATTCTTCTAAAAAGGGTACTTTAGTCCCACAAGCTCCCTGTAATAGTTCCTTTGTTGTATTCTGTGGCTCTGTTTTCAAAGAAATTGGCATGTTCTACACCATTTAACACCCAATCAAGCCATGATAATGGGTTATCTTTGACACCATAATTAGGTTTTAAAGACAATTGTAACAATCTTCTGTCAGCAATGTAACGTATGTATTGTTTAACCTCTTCTGCTTTTAATCCTCTAATACCACCCATCTCAAAAGCTAAGTCAATAAACCTATCTTCTAAGTCTACCATATCTCTACAAGTCTGGTAGATACTTGCCTTAAATTTTTCTGTCCAAATCTCAGGGTGTTGTTTTATTAAAGCATGAAATAATTTAATCATGTTTTCTACGTGGTGCGTCTCATCTCTGATAGACCAAGTAACAATCTGGCACATCCCCTTCATTCTTCCAAATCTTTGAAAGTTAAGAAGCATAACAAATGATGCAAACAATTGAAGTCCTTCACCAAATGCTGAGAAACAAGCCATCTCTCTTGCAAGACCATCTAATCCTTGTCCTTTAGATTTAAAAAGATAAGTATGTTTGTCAGCCATTTCTTTATAATCTTGAAATGCTTTGTACTCACTATCAGGTAAACCAATAGTATCATTAAGTAATGAATAACTGTGTGCATGATTTGCTTCAGAAGTTGCTATAGCTGATAGCATCATTCTAATTTCAGGTGGTTTAAATTTAGGTATGTATTTATCTAAATAAGCTTGCGCAATATCTACATCACCTTGAGTAAAGAATTTTAGTATTTGATTTATTAAATTCTTTTCTTCTTTAGTTAATCTTTCATTCCAATCTCTAACATCTTCGTGTAATGGAACTTCACTTGGTAACCAATGCATTTTCTGTTGCATTTCGTAAGCTTCAAAAGCCCAGTCATATTCAAACGGTTTGTAGTGTGTTCTTTCTTTAAATAAACTCATGTTAATTGTCCCCTTTAAATAATGGTTCTATCTCTTTTAGATATTCTTCGTTTTCTTTTTGTATTATTTTTTGTGTTTCTGATTTTTCTTTTTTCTTTTTACCAAAGATTTCATCCCATCCTTTACGGTATGCATCATTAGGTATTAATTTATCACCTCTTATTTTGTAATCTTTAAACCCCATATTATCCTTCGCATGCCAAGCAGCTATCTGCTTCAGCTATTATTGTTCGTTCTACTTTTAATGATACTAGCTCTGCTCTTTTGATTGCTTCAGAACGACAGTAGTACAATGTTTTTAATTTCTTTTTCCAAGCTAACATATGCATGTTGTGCAACTCTTTAATGTTAACATCAGCAGGCACAAATATATTTATGCTTTGACTTTGACAAATGTATTGTTGCCTATCTGCTGCATGTTCAATTACCCACTGTTGATTTATTTCAATAGCAGTTTTGAAAACATCTTTCTCATGCTCTGACAAATCTTCGAGATGCATAACCGAGCCTCTTTTAGCGACAATGGATGTCCATATATCATCATTATTTAATCCTTTCTTTTCTAATAGTTGTTCTAAATATTTGTTCTTTACCAAGAATGAACCAGACATAGTTTTTTGCACGTATGCATTTGCTCTGTACGGTTCTACTGAAGGTGAAGTTGTTCCACATATAATAGATGAAGAAGCGTTTGGTGCAATGGCTAACAAGTGTGCATTACGCATCCCTGTGTGTTCCATGTCAGGAGCTTCTCCTCTTTTAACTGCAAGTCTTTTGCTTTCTTCAACAGCTTCTGTCTTTAACTTTTTAAATATTTGCATGTTTAAAGACTTAGCTAAAGCTGATTCAAAAGGTATGTTCTTAGATTGTAAGTATGAATGAAAACCCATAGCACCTAAGCCAAGACTTCTTTCACTTACCGCACTGAACTTAGCTCTGA